AAAGTTGGATAGCCTAAAACTGAAACATCGATGGACATGGCAGTTTCTCCTTAACCCCTGTTGGGTGGCGCAGGGCTTTTGTCATAGGTGATGAAGCTACCTCTGCTCGATGCCGAGCGCGCTTGAGTTGATTGCGGGGAACGGTCTTCACCGGTTAAGGCGGCGAGCTTGAGAATCATTCGCGTAATCGCCGCACGAGTAGACGACGTTTCTTGTGCGAATGCTACATCAAATTCGCCTTCCCCGTACTTGCTCCACATGCGTTTTGCCAGTTCCACGTTGGCATCAAACTTGTCGCCCATTTCGGTTCGGAGTTTTGTCTCAGCCTCAGCGGACTCCTTCTTCCTGCCTTCGTTGTAGGAATCCACCATCTTTTGAAGCTGCCCATTCCACTGACCGCTCAACTGCTTTGCTTGGTCTTTCGTCAGGCCCAGGGAATGAAATGTGTTTTTCCAATGACTCGTCCACTCAGGGGCGTTCTTGTCTTCGCCGTCAAACTCGTATTCACTGGCCTTTTCCGGCCTTCCCAGTGCGCCAAAATAAACTTGCTTCTCCTCGTCGGTCGCGTTGTCCTTCAGTTTGGGGATCGAGCCTTGCAGCTTAGCCTCGGCATCACTGAGTTTCTTCGTCGTCTCCAAGTGGGATTTCGCAAAATCTCCCACCGTCTTGAACGGCGTGAAACTTTCGTGTTGCTTTAGATCGGCTGGTAGGCCCGCGCGCCATCCCAAGGATTCCTGCGATGTCGTCTCGGTGGTCGTAGTGGTGGCCGTTTCAGGCATTACTTGTCTTTCTCCTTCTACGTTTATAAGCTGTACCACCCAAGTTAAAGCAAAGTCAAGAAGAAACTTTGGAAGGCTCCGCAGATTCTTCGGTTATCAGCTTATCGAGAATCTGGATTGCCCCACAGGTTGCATCCAGGGTGGCCTTGATCTGCTCGCGTTCCTTGGCAAGTTGCTCACGTAGCTGCTTGACCCTTTCAACGGTCATCGTTACGCCTCCGTCGTGTACAACTGGATGTACTTCGCCACACCGTTGATCTTGACCTTCAAGCAACCGGACGCCGTGCTGGCCGTGGTGCCTACGATGAAGTGCGCCCCACCGTACGATAGGTCCGTAAGATCGAAAGCATAAGAGGCGTTGCCGATGAACAGAAGGGCGGAGTTAATGATGCAGTTCGTGGTATTCAGCAGAGAAACCATGTTGGCATTGACATCGGTAGCCATGATCGACGTGTCCCCAAAGTCGCCCATGATGGGAGCCAGGTATCCCGACGTGTGAACGAAGGTGGCCGCCGAGGTATCCAATTGCCCGAAGACACCGGCATTGAAACCGGAGCCATTCGCCAAGGTACCCTTGAGCGTGAGCTTGCCTTGCTCGCCGTAAACAAACCCGCCCGCAATCGTGGTCCCCGCCTTGAGGGTCACATTGTTACGGTCGGCTGCCGCGCTTCCCGAGATTGTCGTACTGCCGGCGTAGCCAAGAGCCAGTTCGTTGTCGGTCAAGCGAATAGTCGGCTGAGCCGCCAACGATTGGGTAAGTGATGCGGCCGGGATAGCGCCACTATCCGGCTGAACAAGAAAAACCCCTCTCCCTACTTCCTGCGGGATACGGAGTCCGTCCGGTCCCCCCATTCGTATATTGTCATAATCCGGTGCTGAACCTGCCATAATTACCTCCCCATTCCTAATTGCGAATACAGTGGATCAAGTACTCCCGCCGTGCGCAGTATCGTGATCCCCACGTTATAGTACGCTACCTGAACGGGATCGCTCGGGTCTAAGGTCTCACCAAAATGGCACAATGTCAAGATGTCTCCAAGTACCCGGCATCCTTCTTCCGATCCGAAAACATTTTTATATCGCTGCATCATTTCCCGCGCGCTCTGCTTCTCTCGTTCGATGCTATCTCGCAAGAGCGGGTGCTCGGGGTCTGCCGGGTGGCCTTTACGATCTGCCATATTTTTTCGAGACCTCCTCAATCAGTGCTCTCCGTGGTGTCCGCGCCTCCACTGACCAGTTGCTTTAGGGCGCTGCCAGCTTCTGGAGCCTTGCCCATCGCCGCGGCGGCCTTGGCTAGCTTGGGAGCGTTTTCAATTTGCTGCTGCTGCTGTGCCGCCTTATTGATTTGCTGCACGATGCCCGCGCATGTCTTCTCATCGTAGACCCAATCCACCGGGGCGTTCAACGCATCGCGCAAATCCCGCAGGATACGCGGAGAGTTTACAAAATGAATAATCGTGGGATCGTCTTCTGCGACCTGTTTCTTGAGCTGCAGGAACGTCTGGGCCGTCCTCACCGTCGTCAACCGCGTCTGCGCTTGCGCCAGGGGGCCAAGGTACTGCACTTCTACCGGCCCGTGCATTGTTTCGAGCAAGATATCTGGTGGAGTGGGGATGCGTCCAGCAGCGGCCTCAATGGAATAAACCCGGTCGATCAGCGGGTTGAAAAACTCAGATTGCAGATTGCCGACGCGGGTTCCCAGGATGGCGGCCTTCTCCCCTTGCAGTTCCATCACCTGCTCAACCACCATGCGCTGACTCTTTCCGGCGCTGGCCAGTTGACTCATCATCATGAACACGTCGGTATGAAAATGCTCGTTCACAACCTGACGCACGCGGTCGGAATACTCCAGGTTGAAAGGAAGATTCTGCACGCCCGTAGGCAAGGTCTGAGGCATTCGGGCTCGAATGTCGCCCCGGTTGGATTCCATGTAAGTGATGCTATTTGGAGTTCTATTGATCGTCCCGCGCATATCCGAATACGCGAACATCGGAGGTTCGGCGGCCATTTGTGCGGTAATCATATTGGTGCGGCCCATCTGATTCAACTGAGAGACAGAGACAAACGAATCGTGACCCGGACCCCGACCATACACCTCGTCGTTATTCTTCCTCCAGCGCCACGTAATGATGGGCATGGAATCATAGCCGCCCTCGCTCAGCAAGCTTATGTCCTGCCCCGGAGTGTTGGACGCGGTTCGCGCCTTAGATCCTAGGAGTTGACCGTTCTTACTGTAGACCCAAAGCGATTCCCACAACTTGTTCTTGGCATCTATCCTCGAGGGGTTGGAATCTTGGCGGGGAAAAACCGCGTGCAGTATCTCGCGCTCTGCATGGATATTATTCTTGTAATCATTCTCAAAATTATTGTCAGCGGCCTTCATAACCTCCATGCCGAACTTGGCCGCCAGTTGCCGCAGCGTCATCTTGTAGACCCGGTAGCAGGTGTCTACTTTCCCCCACTGGTTCTCGGCGATGTAACACTCGCGGAAATGCGGCACGGTGAAAACGATGGCTGCTCGTTCAATGTCCTCTTCCCCGAGCATGTGCGCGGTTCCGTTAGTCGCGCCGTCGCGGACTAATTCTGTCACCACATCGTAAAAATTGGAGCGGTTGAAAGCGGAATAAGAAACCGTCTGGGTGTCCTGTAACCACCGCTGTACCTGTGGGTACTCGTCAACGCGCTTGCCCGACCAGGCCCGCATTCTCGAAGAGCGCGGGAAATTGAACTTACCCGGCAATTCAAAACCGAACCAGGGTTGGTTGCGTGAACAGAGGTAGCCCACCATCCCGTCAACAAGCTTGTTGCAGGCGAGCATGGCGGTATCGTCGTATATTTCCTGGCCGGTTTGCTGGCCATCCCAAAAGTCTTTGTCTGTGATGAAGCGCCGCCCGTGATTAACATACGCGATGATATTGTCTATGGCCGGTTCCCAAGGCAGCCGCTGATCCGCGAGTACGGCGAGATATTTCTGGCAGTCCTTCGCCTTCTCCTCATCGCTCCGCTCGCCCAGAGTGGAAGGCGAGTATCCCTTGGAGCTTACGTAGTTTCGGGATGTCGCCATGGCAGGGTGGGACATTAAGCACCTAAAGTAGAATGCTGAGTTTGAGGAGCCGAGTTTATTCCCATTGGACTTGTGAGCACGGTACTTGCCATCCCTCTCCGCTTCGAGAGGGCATTGGCTTGAGCCGCGGCCGCCGCCTGTGCGGATTCAGCTTGCTGCGTTTGAGTCTGTGTCTGCGTGGGGGCCACCGGGGCTGCGGGCCGAGAGAGTGCGGAGACCGCCGCGACGCCCGTTCCTGCAGCAGCCAATCCTATCAATGCTTCAATTCCAAACGCTGCCGAGAAAGGGTCTTCTGGCATATTTACCTCTCATCTCCGAAACACAAGTCCATAGCTGTTTGGATTGTAAGCCGCTTCTTTCCGCTGGTCAAGCAAGGATTTTATTATGGCCGGGTCAATGTCCGGCTCAGGCTGGCGATAAGTAGGTTGTTCGAGCGCGGCGTAGCGTCCGCAGTCCGCGAAATCTTTGTAGCCTTCCTGGGGTTTATCAGTTCCGGGCATCCAGGAATAATTAAAAAAATCCTGAATCGGTCCCCGGTCGCCGCCGCAGCCCTCCGCAGCAAACAGCATCCCCGGTATTTCTTTCCCCTGCAAAGTTGAGAATTGGGGTTGCAGATATTCCTTCACAGCCTTGTGCCCAAGAGCCACGTCCCCCGGCGCGGAGTGCGAGAGCACGATTCCACGAATCCCCGCCTTCTCCAACTCGTCTTCCCACGAAGTCTCGTCCAGTTGCGTTTTGACTGTTCTCGCCCCGTACTTGGCATCCAGGATGACCATGCCGGGTTCACGGTATCCCTGCTGGGCGCGACGGACCCTAACCTGCCGCGCCAGTTCGTGGATGGTCCCCTGGAGTAGCAGGTAAGAGTACCAGTAAATCCGATTCGCCACTTTATCCCCGATGGAGATTTCCTCTGGGGATACGGCGCCGAACAGCCACCGGGTCGGCTTGGCGTCGTGCGGGTCAACCACTTCGATCCGCATCCAGTGGGCGGGTATCTCAAAGTCGGGGTAAAGATGCACCGCACGGTCCAGTTGCTTGTAAACCAGCCCCGAGAGATGCTTCCACTTGCCTTCTTCGCGGGCCTCCCGCTCGTCAGGGTCCGTTATCTTCCGCAGGTAGTTATCAATGCCCGCGCGCGGCATAAACCCCATGGTTCGCCCGCAGGACGTACACTTGTCCACTGGCCGAATAGAGTCCGGCTTTAGATTTTCCGGTTGATTTTCCGGGATAGCGACATCGCAGTCCCGGCACCAATCCTGACAGTTCTCCCATACGGAGCACCGGAAAACGGCAATCTCCTGGTCCTGGCCGCCATTGTTAAATGCCTGAAGCGAAAAAATATCGTAGATGTAGGGCTCTTTGAGCGGCGTCATGGTCAACCACGAGGGAGCGTTGGTAGACATCTTGCCGCGCTCCGCCGCGTTAAGAATCGCCCGTGGAGGAGGCTCGTCCCAATGAATCCAGTGGGCAATGATGCCCTCGAAGCTCTCGGCCGGCTGCACATAGCTGCGAAAGTGAATCGTGCTCCCACAGGGATCGCCGTTGAAGTCGTACGGCAGGTAGAGGCTTTTGATTGACCCATCCGAGTATCGCGTCTTTTCGGCTCCGCAGTGGAGCGGGATGAATTTCATAAAGCGCGGCTCGATGTTCTGTGCCAGCGTTTGCCCTGCCACCTCGCAACCCACAAGACCGGTATTCGGAACCTGAATGGGAATCCGGTAGTCAGGATCGCCCTTCGGGAGCCACGGCCGAAACCCCATCGCGTGCGCTATGTCGTCAGCGACGCCTATTTGAGATTTACCGCTGTTGTGATTTACGATACTAGCCGCATAGTAATTATGGTATTCGGGAACACAGAAGTCAAATACCTCTTGACAGGTAATAGGGAGGATTGATGCTATCTGGTTTACACAATCAGGGTAAGCACTATGTTGCCGAGCACCGACTGGTGATGGAGAAAAAACTCGGGAGATATCTTCTCCCGGGAGAAGTCTGCCACCACATTGACTCGGATCCGTTGAACAACGATCCAGAAAATCTGATTGTGTTTGGGTCAAACGGACTGCACCTGAAGCATGAACTGGCAGGCCGCTGTCCGAAGTGGACTCCTGAAGGTCTTCAAAGACTTGATGCAGAGAGGAAATCGGCACGTAGGAAGAATCACCGCAAAGCACAAGATGGTCAGCACTACCCTCGATCCACCGACCGTCCGCAAGAGTAACGCGATAACACTGTGCCAGGCCCTTGCTGAACGGAGCGAGGGCTCGCGCCGCTACCCGTTCCCGACCGTTCCACGCCCACACCTCAAAGGGCTTTCCGCGCCGGAACATCTCACCCACCGAGACTTCCGAGCCGGGCGTCTCAATCAACGTCGAAGCCGTCAAGCATTGATTTGCGCCCTCAAACAGCCGCGTCTTCGGTGTGCGTCCATTGGCGTTCTTGATGCGGATGAATTTCTCCTGCGTGGGGATCATCTGCAGATAGTACAGCGGCAGGTACCGCCTAAGCTCGTCCTTGATTTTCTCTTTGTCTATCGGGTCCCCGGGCTTGTACCCCCGCATGAAACTCACTGACCCGGTTGAGAAGTTCGGCTTCGCCATGCCCTTATCCTAACACATATTTCACGTGAAATATTCACACCCCCGCTTTTCCTGTCTCTTACTCTAAAGACTTGGAGCGGAGTAGATTTACTCGGAAGACTACTGCGCTAACTCTATCAGCTTACAACCCACCTTTTCGGTGGTCAGACAGTCGGGCGGTGAGCGGGGTCGGCACCGTTTTTCCCGTAACTGAATCGAGTTTGCTTTTCATCCTGAGTCTTTGTCGCCGGGCGCATTCTGCACACTGCTATCTCGTTATGGGAGAACCACAGAGGAGAACGTTGGTTTGGGGCTTCGACCGGCACGCGTTTACTATATCCCATATGTCAAGAGCCAAGTTTGCCTCATTCTATACAGACCAATGTGTTAAGTTATTGCTTCTACAGTACTTAACCTACATTAAATATTCCTTTTATGGGGAAAACTATTTGTGAGGGTTGGTACGTAATCGCAGGGGTGGGGCCTCCAGGGGGGCATGGGGGTGCCCGGGAATGCTTATTGGTATAGCACCATAGCTAACGATGTTTTGTTAAGCTCTTTGTTTTGTTGTGCTTGGAAGCATCTACGTCTGATAAGGTACATTATGTTAACTAACTCTTATTGATTCTATTAGACTTGCTCTCTACATAGGGCTACACAACGCGCTTTCTCTAGCCTCTCATCACCTATCACCCCTCACCATAGCAGCCAGATCCAGCAGCACATGCACATCCATGCCTGTCGGCATCCCCTTTAGTATCTGTGACTTATCGTGAGCAGTGCCAGCAACCATCATCAACGCAGGGGCCGAGGCTTTTGTGAGTTTTTCCTCTGTTATGGACCCTAACGCACGCATGGTAATAGAGTCGAACACGTCCGCCCTGTTCTGTTGGAACGCCTTGAGATCATCTTCTGAATCATCTCCCAGGAAACGTTTGAGAGCACTGGAGGCGCTTTGCGGCGTACACCCGACTTTTCGAGCGATAGCAGACATACTCAGCTCTGGGTAGCGTGTCGCTAGCGCTCGAACCTGCCGGGCTCTAACGCCATTCCTAGGTTTCGGGCCATTCGGTACGGTTTGTTTTGGTTTCATGTTTCCAGGCTACTCCCCGCGGCGGCGGCGTGTCAACCATGTAATTGTTACGTGGTGTTTGGATATGGAATTGCTTGTTAGAATGGCAAACTGAGGAGGAAACATGCAAGGCGACGTAACGGAAACGGTAGTCCGAAACAAAATTGCAGTGCTGATTCACCAGCAACTGCGGAGGATATGGCCTGCGGCTAACATGCTCGATATTGCGGCCGCTTCAACCAATGCGGCCGACAGTTTACTCGAAATCTTTGTGGTGATACCGAAGAGGGAAATATGAGCGATAAATTGATCCAGCTTGACCGGCGAATTGCCGAGGTCGTGGCCGAGCGAACGAAATTCGGCCTCGCCAGCCAGTCCACATGCAATGAGATTGAAGACCGCCTTGAAGAGCTTCGGGAGCGGCGCGTTGAACTCGTAAAAAAACTTGAGCAGGAGGACAGCCGATGACCGCCCGAGAGCAAGCCGCAATCGACAAGCTCAAGGCGCTGCACCCGGACGCAAGGGACATTAAGGTGACCGCCGTAACGCGCAAGGCCGTATTTCTGCGTTTCGACTGTAAAAAGCTAGGGAAGTATGGACTTTTCGTGGACTCGAGTGGGATTATGGGACACTAA